ATCTTGTCTTTGGTCTTACCTGCAACCTTTGCAATAATCTCTTCGCCACTACGGAGTTTGAAGATTCTGAGTTCTGTTTTTTTCTTTCGGCTCATGTGTCTTCTCCTAACTGTATTTTTACTACCTTGTACTCGAAACCTTCGGCTTCGTACAGTTTCATACGCTCATTCATATGGCGAAGTGTGTGATTCTTCCAAGTCTTCCATGAAAGGTCATCACCTAGATCATAAAGCCGCGCTGTGGTCTTGTCTTGTGAAACTCGCAATTGTCTTCCAATACTCTGCAATACTCGTATCCGTGACTTGGATGGTGAAGCAAATATAATGTTGTTCAGTCTTCGAATGGAAATGCCTGTGCTGAATGTTCCATACGAAGCAATAATGACGGCATCAGATTCTGTTTCTACAATCTTGCGTATCTCTTCTCGTTCCGATGCTTCTGTACCGCCATAGACAAAGAATACCTTGCGCTCCATTGGAATGCAAGCCCTAACCATAGTATTTAGCAGTTTGCCGTGATCTTCTACGAATTGAAAAAGTATAAGCGAGTTACCCTTGAGGGATTTACAAAGATTAGCAATAAAACGATTTCGGCGAGTGGATCTAATGATCCACTTGATTTCATCGGGATATTTCGCTCGCTTCACCGATTCTCTATCAATATCGGGATACGACAGCAGTATGCAGTCAATTTTTAGATCGCTGAGTATTTTCTTTTCCATGAGTGCCTTGGTCTTTGTGACCTCATAGGCACGACCAAACAGCCCCTCAAGCACTAGACGATGGGTATCGGTTCCGTCTAGTGTGCCTGTAGTGCCAACGCGGAAAGGACACCGCTTTAGTTTGGTGAGTATTGCGGTGAGCGACTTCGACTTGAACAGGTGGGCTTCGTCTCCAACCACAGCACCAAACTGCTCAAAGTACTTCTCTGTTTGCTTGTATATGGATTGCCATGTGGAAATCACCACACGCTTCTGTGTTGCCTTGTCCGCTCCTGCAAGAATCTTGTGGCAATTAGTTTGCACATCCCATCCGTTTGCCGAAGAGTAGTCAGTAAAGTCAGAAAACATCTGCTCTACTAGAGATACTGTTGGCACAATGATGAGTACCTTTTTGTCTTTTGGAATCTTGCTCAGGTAGTACCGCAGCAGTGCGTAGATGATAAGACTTTTTCCGCTGCCTGTGGGAGACAGCAAAAGGCACCGTTCTTCCTGCATGGCGTGTTGTACTGCATTTATTTGATGCTCATGGGGCGAGACTTTTTTCCCGTGTACTTGAACATTCAAGAAGTCTTCCATGAATCCCTGCACATCGGCAGGGGTAGTGGTGAACGCATTGCGTGAAGGCAGGGTAATGGTGTACTTGCGTTCGTCTGCGAATTTCTGAATGTACTCTACTAGTCCTGCGTAGATGGTCTGCGTGTGAATATTATACAGTTTGATTTCACCGTTCCACATACGGGAGCGATACGCTGGCATGAACTTGTAACCAGGAACCTTGAAAGTAAAATAATCAGAGAGTTCATGGGCAATGCCTTTATCGCAATGCACACGAACATTAACTGAATCTATTTCGCTTACATCAAGGTCGAACATTACAACAAGTCCTCGTTTCCCACAACCTGACCGTTGAACCGTATATTATATTTAGTCCCCAAGTCTCCTCTCCACCCAACCGTCTTTATTCCGCTACATTTCATCATTAGGAGTCCATTGTGCATACTATCCTGCCAACGCTCAGGAGAGGCTTCTACGAGGCGGTAAAGGGTAACCACGCGCTTGATGCCAAACTCTATAAGTGTACGAGCGCAATCTGCACACACTCCCCATGTGCAGTACACGGTTAACCCCTGAGTTGGAAGTCCGTTCTGTAGTGCCTTGAATACTACTGCTCGTTCGGCGTGTTCGGTGCAGTAATTTTTAGTTTCAGGAGTGCACTCGTAGTCATATAAATTTTCGGGGATAGCGTTCCACGCTGCCAGTACCACTCCACCCACAGGAACTACAAGTACTGCACCCACCTGTGTTCTAGGATCAGTGCTGTGTCGTGCGGCAGCAAATGCGTCTTGCAAGTACATACGATCCACCCACCAATTGGCAGGGTCTTCGCAAAGCGCAGTTGTGGGATTACTGCCCATTCACAAACTTACGCCAATCAATGGCATTACGAATTTTCCAATGGCGATTATTTAATTCCTTCACAATCTCTTCTAGGAGTGAAATCTTTTCCTTTTGATACACCACTCGCTGACGAGCCTTGGATATATCTGCATCTGCATTCAAATATAGATCAAGATCATTACGCAAAATCTTTAGTGCAAACGGCTCCCATCCACGAGCGGTTAACTGCTCTTGTGACATTTTACCTGTGTAGTACTCCCACTTGCTTCGTAGTGTGATGTCGTAATCACTTGTAATCTTTGCCAACGACAACCGCTCGTCCATTAGGAAGTTCAGGTACTTGCTGTGTAGTTGTGGAATCTTGAGGGATTCAATGTCCAATGCGGTTTCGTCCAACCGCACATCCCGTTCAATTTCTTTTCTAATATCGTCCAAGGTCATAATGTGTTCTCCGTAGGGGAGAGTCTACACCATATCCACTAAGAGTCAACCCCTATTCACAAACAAATATTAGTACCGCTCAATACTGTAACTTCTGTATCCAAAAGTAACGGTGGACTGTATGGGTTCAGGATCCATGATAGTGGATGAAAAATCAATAGCCGACAGGTTCTTGGGATACAGCCCTTCAAAGGTAACACTAATTTTGGGTTGCTTGCCGCTGTTCAGTACAACGAGATTGGCTGTGGTGAGGTGAGTATTCGGAGAGCGGAACTCCTCGTAATTTTCCACATTGGTAACAGAGCGCATCCAATTGTATATTTCAAGCCAATTTAAAAGAGCCTCGTCCACTATGAATGTAATAGTCAAGTCATCAAATTCCATTTTGGATGGAGCCTTGATGGGCACAAACGGATTAGGCATTGAAACATCCGTGAGTGTTACAGACGGTATAGAAGCAGTCTGACAGAAGTAAGTAGTATTCGGCAGTCTCGCCATAGAGAAACGAAAATAAGTAGGCAGCAAGGCACTGATATTTTCAGGATACCTGTTCTTGATGTCTGCGGGAATGTCAAATTCAAATGTGTTTGCCATACAAGTATGTAGAAAAGAACAGGGGAGGGCACGAAGCCCTCCCCCATGTCTTTGCTTGTGAGCAGTCTATTACGAAGCCACGCCGTGGAGGTTGTCCACGCGGAAGATACGGTAGTAGACATTTGCGCGAGTCTTCAGACCGCCGAAACCAACGGTGGTGCCTTCTGCAAAGGGGTTCGCGACCATGCCGTAGCGGGTCTTGAATGCCATCTTTGGTTGGAAGGTGTCGGTGGTAACAGCACGCATCATCTGAAGCGGAACATACGGGCAGTAGAAGATACCTGCATCGTATGGGCTGCTGCCCTTGTAACCCGTGCAAACAAAGTTGCTGGCACTGGTTGCAGTGGTGTCGATGTACGGATCAATGTAAACCTTGATCTTGCCGTTGAGGGTACCAGCAAAGGTATTGCCAGTGTCATCAACATCAAGGGTGGAGTTAAGAGCAGGTGAGATGTTCAAGAAACCACCCATTGCGAGGGCTGAAGCAACATCTGCGGAGCAGATGATGAAGTTGCCCTTACCGCGACGGGTATCCTTGGCGATCTGATTGCACTCACGCTCAATCTGGAACATCAGACCACGGAACTTTTCCGCGCTCCAACGACCATCAGAGTCCTGAATGAGATCGTACACGCCACCGACTGCCGAACCAGAAGCGGACAGACCACCAATAACGGTCTTGTAGTACAGGTCGGTCTGCTGTGCACCGAGTTTGGCTGTCTTGTACACAGTACGGACAACTTCGCGGTTGATTTCAGCAAGAATTTCCGTGCTGAGGATGTTCGCAAGTTCCGTCTCGGCATCAAGCCCGTGAACAGCCTTGAGATCCTGAGCAAGTTCAACGCTGTACGAAGCAGCAAGCATACGAGTTGCAGCCTGAACAGCCACGCGCTCGATACTGAATGCCATCTCGTTTGGTG